AATATGGTGTAGACGCTCACATCTTTGGCCGGAACGGCATATACCAGCGCACAATTAAGGCATCCGCCCCCACCATCAACGGTGGATTTGCTGAGGATAGTCTGGGTGACGAAGCCCCCATCATACAACTTCAAGACCAACCAACAGGAGAAACGAACATGCAATCATTTACGCATAAAGAAACCGGCAAAACTTTCTACTATGAGCGCCTACCTATCAATGGACCCGGCGAGGAAGCGGTACTTGCGCCGCCGCCGCATGGCGGTAAGGATATGGTATATAGTCAGCGCATCTTCGTAGGTGATGGCGAGCATGGGCAGGGGTGGCGCTATGGTGTAGTGCTGACGTCGGTCGCCTATGTCATCGTGGACGAAATGGAGGAAGACGGCAGGCATTGGTGGATAACTGAGAGTTGGCCGATCCGCCGGAATAACTACACGGAACTATGAGAGAGGACAAGAAAGATGAATACTCAACACGCAAAGATCATCAAGCACTTGCAATCAGCCAACGGTCTGACAGTGCGAGAGGCAATGATTGAATACAGTATCAGCAGCCTAACCAAACGAGTGCAAGAACTGCGAGGAAAGGGATACGATATTGAGTCTGTCCGCAAGCAACATCCTGTCACCGGTCAGCGGTACACACGCTACATTTTGTTGGAGGAATAAATGAAACGCGACCCAGAAAGCGCATCACCCTACGGCGTAGGCAATGGACCCATCCGGGATGCAATTACAGAAAAAACGAAAAAGTGGTATCAAAAAAATCGGGACGAATACACTACCAACACACATGTAAGAAAAAGCTGGTTCGCTGTGGATACGTCGCGAAATCTGGCTTCACAGCACATGACGCAGCGCCTGCTCGAAAGACGCCAGAAGAACACCCTGTTCTTGTGGACCTACCTGACACACAATTACGATATCGGAGAAGACATCCCGCTAACTGAGGTGAACTATCGCAAGTGGTGTGGAGGCAACAGTCTAGCATGGCGAGATGCTGTCGATGATCTACTGGCGATGGGCGCTATCGGACGTGCAGACACAAGCAAAGTCAGAGGATCAGTATACCGGAGGGTAGTTTGATATGAGCGTATGCGGAGAGATCGAGAACATCCAGTACGAGATCGCTGTCACTCGTGCTGAACTGCGGGCAGCTATTGATGTAGTGCCGCGCAATTCGACGATGGATTCCCTGAAGCAGCAATTCAAAGTGGAGAGCATCCGGGCTAGGCTGGATGTACTGAACGAGAAACTGAAAGGCCTGAAGAATGTTTAGTGATACAAACAAACGACGCATCTCGTACCCGCACAAAGTAATGATCCTGTCTGGCGATACCGGCCAAGCTATTTGCTACAGGAGTTTTCAGTTTAAGGAGGCGGCTGAGACATGGGCGGAGGAGATCACAGCTAAGCAGGACGGGCTACGTTATGAGCTATCGTGCATCGACTGAGCAGTACATCACCAGAGTAGCTCGTGCTGTATCTGTACTAATAAACGTGGTGCTGGGCGGTGCTGATGAGCAGACGTTCAGCGCCCGACAACATGAACTGCGAAGACGACAGCGACGGAACTGCGCCCGCATGATTGACACGATCTTCGGGTGCCATCACTGTCAGGAAAGCTGGGTACACTGGCGTCTTAACACTAAGCGAAGGTGATACACATCACCCGCTGTTCTAAAAAAGGAAGAGAGAGAATGATTGAATACACAGTAAAAGTTTTCCCTGACGCCAAGTGGTGGTACTTGGATGAACTGCTTCACCGTGAAGATGGTCCTGCTGTAGAGTACGCTAATGGCAATAAGGAGTGGTGGTTGAACGGTAAGCTGCACCGTGAAAATGGTCCAGCGGTAGAGTGGTCTAATGGCAATAAGTGGTGGTACTTGAATGGCAAGATGCACCGAGAAGATGGACCTGCTGTAGAGCGTTCTGATGGCGATAAGTATTGGTTCTTGAACGGCGAGGAAGTAACTGAAGAGGAAGTTATGAACCCATTAGAAGAGATGACTATGGATCAAATCTGCAAAGCTCTAGGCAAGCAAGTGAAGGTGATAACATGTTAGGTCTACAGATACTTTGTGCAGTGCTGATTGCTGCTTACGTTGTGGGCTTCGTAGTCTGCTATTGCCATACTAGCCGCGAGATGAACCGCACTCTGAAGAGGATCAAGAAATGATGCAGGTAGAATACGTCGATCATATGGGTACTGATCTGTCGGTAGTTAATGCTGCGCGAGTATCGTTCGCCCAAGATAGTGACTGGCCCGTTACGGTACACAGTGGTGAGATGGATACGCTTAAGCCGAAGGATCACAGGCTGATTAAGTACCTCGCAAAGCACCGACACATGTCGCCCTTCGGCCATTCGTTTGCCAGTTTCCATATCAAGGCCCCCGTGTTCGTCGCACGTCAGCTCGTGAAGCATAAGTTCCTGCGCTGGAACGAGATCAGCAGACGCTACGTAGACAAACAACCAGAGTTCTACGTACCTGATGAGTGGCGTGGGCGATCCGCTGACAAGAAGCAGGGGTCAGAAGGGGTCGTGGACGTAGGCGATCTTCAGGCAGAGTATATGGTAGAGACAGGCTCTAGCTTAGACTTCTATGATATTTTGCTTGAGAAAGGAGTAGCACCAGAGCAGGCCCGCATGGTACTGCCACAGTCTACGATGACAGAGTGGTACTGGTCCGGTAGCCTCGACGCATTCCACGACATGTGTGCGCTACGACAGGCGTCTGATACACAGGCAGAGACACGGGAGGTGGCAGACGCGATTGCCGAATGGATGGAGAGCTTTTTCCCTGTAAGTTGGGCTGCACTGGATGATTGGCACCCGCTTAATCGTGTTGCTACTTTAGAGAGAGACCTTGCCTACGCGATTGATGCACTTCATGAGATCAAGGGCGAGGTTGGAGCGAGCACTAACGGATACATCCGCAGCATTGCAGCGGAAGTCCTACAATCTTTGGGAGCAGCGTGATACGGTAGACTAATTATATGATGTACAGGGAGAGGACATGCGACACACAGTTGGAAAGATATTCGATGCGTACCTGCACAGCCCAGACTTTGCACGTTTGAAGGGCGGTACGCAGAAGGACTACGAGACCCACCTACGCAAGGCAGGCAGCACACCTATCGAACACAACAAACACTTTGGTAACTATCGTGCAAACAAGCTAGAGGTGCGTCACGCGATCACGGCATACGAGAACTGGCTGACGTCCGGTGTGCGGTCTGCTAACTATCGCAAGGCGTGTGTCAGCGCAGCTTGGAAGTACGGTATGCGTACAGGTATGGCGGATCACAATCCGATCTCGCTCGTGCGAACCCTTTCTACGCAGCCTCGCCGTGTGATGTGGCAGCGGGATCAGGTGAAGCAGTTTCTTGAAACAGCATACGACTCGTGGAACTGGCGCAACATGGGCCTGATCGTGCAGATGTCGTACGAGTGGGGGCAGCGTGTAGGCGACATGCGTCTGCTGACGTGGGATAGTGTTAACTTAGATGAGTGCAGGCTGGATATCGTGCAGTCTAAGCGTGGCGCTGCAGTACATCTACCGATAGGTAAAAGCCTTTGCCGCATGTTACACAAACAGAAGGAGGATTTCGGGTTCCAGAAGTACGTTGCCCCCCGTGTTACCGCTGAGAATACTGTCTACTATCCATACAACAAGTCAGACATATCTCGGATCACTAACGAGATCTTGGAGGAAGCAGGCCTGCCATCTACTCTGACTGCAATGGACCTACGCAGGACAGCAGTGACAGAGATGATGGAGGGTGATGTTGATATCATTGGCATCATGCAGGTGACAGGGCATAAGAGTGCAACTAGTCTGCGACCCTACATGGTTAACACATTCAGAGGTGCTGCAAAGGCGCTAGCTGCAAGAGGTAATGATGATGATGACGAAGATGAACCTGACTAAGCACGTCGAAGACCTGAACATCGAATCCGGCGGCACCTACCGGGGTACTTGTCCGGTATGTCGAGGTAGCAATACGTTCACTGTGTTCAACGATAGTGGGCGCTTCATATATAACTGCTATAAGTTAGCATGTCGCATCAAGGGTGCCGTGAACATTGGTCTGACAGCCAAAGATATACAGATGCAAATGCGCAAGAGAGGAAAGCAGGACGTGGTACGTACTGAGATACCTACGATGGAGATACCTCAGTATGTCGTGCAGCCTACGCCGGAGATGAAAGACTTTCATGGTTTCCTGAATAAGTGGAAAGTCCCTGCGTATGGCCTGATGTATGACGTCAAGGATTCACGGTGTGTATTCCCGATCTATAAGAAGGGCAGGATCATAGACGCTATAGGTAGATCGCTGAAAGGTAAGATGCCTAAGTGGTACAGATACACAGGACAGGCACCCGCCTACTTCTCTGGGTCAGGCAAGACCTTACTGATAGTAGAGGATGTCCTGTCAGCTATCATAGCTGCACAAGAAATACAGGATGTCACTAGTATGGCGATCTTAGGTACATCGCTTAACGCAAAGCATATGGAATACATAGGAGAGTACTCCCGTGTTCTGGTGGCGCTTGATCCTGATGCGCTGAATAAGACTATCCAGTACCGCAGAGAGATCGCACTGTGGACTGGTCTACCGACCATCGCAATCTGCTTGGAGGATGATCCGAAGTACAGACGAACTAATGATATAGAAACTATCAAGAACAAATGCTTGCATAGCAAGTAAAAGAAAGACTTGAAGACGCGGACGTTTTTTGCTAACAACCCACGCTCCGCACCCAGATAACCTAAGAGGATGACAAACATGACAGAACGAGGACGTGTTCCGACGGAGGCCGCAGCCCTGATTGAAGGGGATCGCTGCCACGAATATGGAGACCCCTTTGAGATGCACAAGAGGGCTGCTGATATCTACAACGCTTACTCTGGCAGTAGTATAACAGCGCATGACATGGCTATGATTCTGTTGTCTGTGAAGATGGCACGTCTAGCACACATGCCGCTGCACCGTGACTCGTATGTAGACATCTGTGGCTACGCCGGTATCGGGTACGAGATTGCAGATCGTATGGATAAAGGTCTCGTGAATAGTTTGCCGGAGATACGTGCAGAGAAATAATTATTAAGCTTAAAAGAAAGGAGAGACTAACATGACAATGGAACTAGGCTTATTGAAAGCCTTGCTCAACAAAGATTTCTACGAGAAGAACAGAGGCCTGCGATGCCCACCTGAAATCTTTTCGAAGGATGTTCGTAAGATCAAGGACTGCCTCGACTTAGCAATGGAGAAGTACAAGGCGGATCTAACGACAGAAGATCTACAGGCTGTGTTTCACGCAACCAATAAGACGATGACGACTGCGACCAAAGTCTCGTATGATGATCTGTTCAGGAAGATGCAATCGACTAAGGCGATCCACGGCGAGATCGCAGAGGATGCACTCAGCTCTTTGTTTCAACAGTATGTTGGCGAGCAGGTAGCGCAGATGGGTTTCTCGTTCGTGAACGGGGAAGAAGAAAGTCTGGAACCTTTGCGTCGTTTGCTAGACGACTATAAGAATGACTTCACGCCTAGCATACGTGTAGACTGGGATGATATCTCTATTGAAACTCTGATGGCTGCTAACAAGCAGGAGTCTCAGTGGAAGTTCAATATACCATCGCTTCGTAGGAAGATTGAGGGCGTCAGTGGTGGGCATCTTATCATGGTAGGCGCAAGACCTAACACAGGTAAGACATCCTTTCACGCCTCCCTGATTGCAGGGCCAGACGGGTTCGCGCATCAGGGTGCTAAGTGTATCGTCTTGTGTAATGAAGAGAGCTACGAGCGTGTAGGTGCTAGGTATCTTAGTGCCGCTACTAACATGACGATGGATGAGGTACACAGTAACGTAAGCCTAGCAGCGGAAAGGTACGATACAGTAAAACAAAATGTCAGGATCAAAGACAGCACTAACAAAAACCTTTCTTGGGTAGAGGCGGTAGTAAAGCACGAGAAACCAGACATTGTTATTCTAGATATGGGCGATAAGTTCTCTAGTAAGACGTCTGACAAGACAGATGTATACTTGAAGGATGCTTCTATCTATGCACGTAATATTGCAAAGCAGTACAAGTGTGCTGTAGTCTGGATGTCTCAGCTATCTGCAGCAGCAGAGGGTAAGGTGTTCTTAGATCAATCAATGATGGAAGGCAGTAAGACAGGTAAGGCAGCTGAGTCTGACTTGATGGTACTCATCTCTAAGAACCCACAGGTAGAGGGTGCTGATGAACAAGACACGCAACGCCACCTGAACATCGCAAAGAACAAACTAAAGGGTGGCTGGCATGGTGTGCTGCATTGTGATCTTGATGGAGACAGAAGCCTATATACCTCTTGATATGTACAACAGAAGGAGCGATGAACTATGCACATGCACATGTTAGAGAACCGGGTCGTCGATCTGGAAGATAAAATTAAACAGATGGACAAGCGTCTTAAGGAACTTGACCTTATCATGAAGGAGATGCGATCATCCCTTAAGACGCATATCGAATGGCATCCGGGCAAAGGCAAATGAAGTTAGTTCTAGACGTCGAGAACACAACCACACAGCGAGGTGGTAAGAACCACATGGACCCCTTCGAGCAGGGGAACAAACTGGTTCAGGTAGGTATGCTTGATGTTCAGGATGCTAACAAAGAGACACACATCATAACGCTGGATCACCGGGACTCTAAAGATACAGACGCCACCGGCTCGGCATTCGTTCAAGCAATGCTCAACAAGACTAGCCTGCTCATAGGTCACAACTTGCAGCACGATCTAGCGTGGCTGTGGGCTTGTGGTTTTACGTACGATGGTAACATATATGATACCATGCTTGCTGAGTACCTATTGTTGCGGGGCCAGAAAGAGCCTCTATCCCTAGCAGCCTGTGCTGAGAGGCGCAGGTTGTCTGTACAGAAAGATGATACGCTGAAGCGTTACTTCAAGGAAGGATACAATACAGATGAAATACCCCTACAAGAGTTGTGCCACTATCTTCGTGCTGACCTGCGCACTACTGGCGAGTTGTACCTCAGCATCGAACGAGACTTTGCCGACAGTGCAAGTGCTTCCCTTGAAGCCGTTAAAGCAAGTACCTTTACCGCAACCAAAACCCTTACCCGAATGTACATGTCAGGCTTCGCCGTTGATAAGGACGAACTAGATAAAGTCGGAAGGGAGTTTGAGGAAGAGAAGGCTGCGCTTGAGGGTACTCTACAAAAAGAAGTGCGTAGTCTTATGGGTGATACGCCGATCAACCTCAACTCCCCTGAGCAAATGTCTCATGTGATCTTCTCGCGTCGCGTAAGAGACAAGTCTACATGGGAAGCACAGTTCGATGGTGTTGATACAAAGAAAGAGTTTAAGGATGCAGTAGAAGAGAACTCTATCTTACTGAAGAAGACGCGCTGCTTTACCTGCCCTACGTGTGACGGCGAAGGGACGGTGTACAAGATAAAGAAAGACGGGACACGCTACGCTAGACCCAACAAGTGCAAGGATTGTTTAGGGCGTGGGTATCTGCTTGAGGAGTTGAACGAACGGGCAGGCTTAGGCTTTGCTGCGCCGTCTGCTGCTTGGGTAACTGCCAACGGTTTTGGTACAGGTAAAGACAAGCTGGATTCCCTGATCGCTACAGCTCGAACTAATAACATGGATACTGCTGTCTCGTTCCTGTCTAACTTGAAGAGGCTGTCTGCTGTGAGCAGCTACTTGTCTAGCTTTGTTGATGGCATCCGGGTGTTTACTAAAACAGATGGCTTCCTGCATGTAGGTCTTACGCAGCACATCACGGCAACAGGGCGCTTCTCAGGTCGCAACCCCAACATGCAGAACATGCCACGGGGTAATACGTTTCCTGTGAAGCGTGTCTTTGTGTCTCGTTGGGAAGGCGGTCAGGTCTTGGAGGCTGACTTTGCACAGCTAGAGTTTCGTGTTGCTGCATTCTTAGCGCAGGACAAGGTTGCAATGAAGGAGATTGAAACAGGCTTCGACGTACACAGTTACACTGCTAATGTTATCTCCGATGCAGGTCAGGCGACGAACAGGCAGGAGGCTAAGGCACATACGTTTGCACCTCTGTTTGGGGCTACAGGATACGGAAGATCCAGAGCAGAAGCCGCCTACTACACGCACTTTGTCGAGAAGTATAAGGGTATTGCAGCATGGCATAACGAACTAGCCAGCGAGGCATTGCGTTTCAATAAGGTGACCAACGTAAGCGGTAGGCAGTATGCTTTCCCGCATGTTATGCGTAGAGCAAACGGTACGCCTAGCCATTTCACGCAGATCAAGAACTATCCTGTTCAAGGTTTCGCTACAGGTGACATCGTACCTGTTGTTCTTACAGAGTTTGAGAAGCGTATTGCAGGGATGCAATCCTGTCTGGTCAACACAGTGCATGACTCATTGGTCGCTGATGTTCATCCTGATGAGACGCAGGGCGTAATACAAGTGGTGGAGAACCTAAATGGAAACTTGAATAACATCATACAAGAAGCTTACGGCGTAGAGATGAATGTACCTCTACTTTTAGAAGCTAAGATAGGGCCTAATTGGCTTGACACAAAAGACGTTTAGGAATATAACTAAGCCTCTTTATCTACCGCTCAGAAAGGAACTTACATGAGCACAGAAGTAACACTAAGCGATCTGGGTATCGCTGATATTGTAGATTTTATGGGCATTGATTCAGCGCCTAGTGAACGAGTAAGTCTCGCTCGGCTGAAGATGTCGCAGACCGCTATTGAAAAAGAGATCGTCATTGATGGCGATGCGCTACGAAAACCTGTGATCAAAGCAGGTTCGTATAAACTTACTATCGACAAGAATACACCGGATGTCTTTAGTGAGACTGTAACCTTCCGGCCTTTTGCGTTTCGCTGGCAGTATACCGTCTGGGATAATGACAAGCGTGTCTCTCAGAAAACTGTTCTCTCTACTAAGCTGGGTCAAGATCTGAAAGATACTACAGGTGGTTTTAATCTAGGCCGACCCAGTGGCTACATCGAAGATATGTCTGCCTTGCCTAAGTCTGTTCGGGATAAGATCTCAAGTGTTCGACGTGTCTATGTAAACTATGGCTTAGCTACTCTCGACAATCCTACTGACGCGGAAGGTAATGCGCTTTCAAAGGAAGAGTACACGGACATCCCTGTAGTCTTCGATATGACTAACAGTAGGAGCATCAAAGAAATCAAGACTGCGGCCACATCCCTTGCCTCTCGTAATATTCCCCCGATCTGTAATACGTTTTATTTCTCACATAAGAAAGAGAAACTGGGAGACTCAGGGGAATCTTACTTCAGGCCGGTTGTCGCTATCGGAGAACGTGTTGATTTGTCTGAGAAGGACAAGCCTACGGCGGAACTCTTCAAGGACATCATCGAAGGGACTAACCGCTGGGTGATGAGTGAGTACGAGAAGAACAATCCTTCAAGTAGCGAGGACTTTATGTCTGACCGAGATAAGGAACTTGTCAACAGTATCGTAGAAGTTGAGGAGCTAGAATAGTTATGGAGACGCAGCACCCAGCAGAACTTTCTGTGCTGCTTTATCTGCAGAAGGCTATGGCGGGTGAAGCAACTATGACGGAGGAGGTGACTGATAAGGTCGCCTCCGACATCAAGAAGGCCATGATGAAGCAGTTCGGCTCTGGTAGGCGTGATGCCTTCCGTCTAAGGATGTCTAACATTGGCAAGCCAACCTGCCAGCTGTGGTTTGAAAAGAACCAGCCAGACAATAAGGAGGCACTGCCGCCCTACTTCCTGATGAACATGATCTTGGGTGACATAGTTGAGGCTGTGTTTAAAGGCCTGCTTACTGCAGCGGGGGTCACGTTTGAAGACAACGCTACAGTTACCCTGCAGCTGCCTGACGGGCAGGAGATCAGGGGTGAGTACGACATGGAATTAGACGGCAGGATTGATGACGTAAAGTCTGCGTCACCGTGGTCGTATAACAACAAGTTTACATCAGTAGATGTTCTCAAAGAGCATGACAGCTTTGGGTATGTAGCACAGCTGGTAGGCTACGCTGTAGCTGCAAACAAATCTGTTGGCGGATGGTGGGCTGTCAATAAAGCGAATGGGCAGTTCAAGTACGTAGATGCGTCTACCGTAGACGTAGAAGATGTTATGAGTAGCATACAGGATACGGCTAACTACCTAGACAGTGATGCGCCTTTCGAAAGGTGTTTCGATCCTGTGCCTGAGACGTTTAGCAGAAAGACTACTGGTAATATGGTGCTACCTATTGACTGTAAGTTTTGCTCTTTCAAGAAGGACTGCCACCCTACTCTGAAGACTATGCCTAATAGGTCAAGCAAAGCTAAGGCACCCCCAGAAGTAGACTATGTGTACATAGGTGATAACAAAGATGCCAACTACTAAGAGGCGACACAACGTCCGTAGGTATCGCAGCGGCTTGGAGAAACAGGTCGCTGCATACTTAAAAGAAAAACAGAAGAAGGTTGAGTACGAAGCCCTACGAATAAAGTGGCGAGATCTGCGGTATCGTACATACACGCCAGACTTCGAATTGGATAACGGTATTATCGTAGAGACAAAGGGTATCTTCGATAGCGAAGACAGGCGCAAACATCTAGAGATACAGAAGCAACATCCAGAGTTAGATATCCGCTTCGTGTTTAGTAATGCCAATGCCCGCTTGTACAAGGGCGCAAAGAGCCGGTACTTTGAGTGGTGCGATAAGCATAACTTTCAGTGGTCTCACAAAGTCTTACCTGAAGGGTGGCTCGCAGAAACAGGCAAGCGAACAAAAAGTAAAACCTTTCTTATTGAAGAGGAATTGTAGAATGGATGTAGAAAACCACACTGTCTCAGTTAGTATGTCTGCTGTGTACGATGAGGAAGGCATGTTTCAAGGCATAGATACTTTCTTAGAGACATCTGTATTTAATGAGGGAGATGTAGATTCAAACGTAACTTGGGAACTACTACATCATGCCTGTATGCTTCTTGCTTCAGTGCAGCTAGGCCAAGAAGACAGAGGTCTTGCAGAAGCCTTGTCTACTAGAGCAGACAGATTACTTGAAGGCCTCCTATCTGTGAGACTTCAAGAAGACGCAGAGAAGAGTGAAGCTATTCTAGATGAATTTACGGTTACAAAAGGCAGTGCCTGACATGAAAAAGTTTAGTGTCACACTTCTACTAGAAGTAGAAGAGCCTAACAGCTTACTATCTTCTCATATGGATTCGCATACAGAAGATGTGTTTGACTTTGTGCAGGATGTCTTTTACGATAATGAAGACGTGAATGTAAAAAACCTACTAGTAAAGGAGCGGTTCAATGCTTGATTGGAAACAGTACAGTGAATGGGTAGAAGGTAAAGTTGTCTTGGAAGGACAGGATCGTTTTGTAGAAAACATTCTTGGCCTTTGTGGTGAGGCAGGGGAGGTTGCTGAAAAAGCAAAGAAGCAATTTCGTGATCACAACCGTGTAACAACAGAGGCTATTCAATTAGAGTTAGGCGATGTGCTATTCTACGTTACAGCAGTGGCTAATATGTACGGGTCTAACCTCGAAGAGATTGCAAGAATGAACCTCAAAAAGCTTAATGATCGCGCAGAACGTGGTGTCATTAGAGGAGAGGGTGACAACCGATGAATAACTATTTACCTACAGACTATCAGTCTTTCATTCACACGTCGCGATATGCGCGTTGGCTTGATGAGGAGGGGCGTCGAGAAAGCTGGGGGGAAACTGCCCAGCGATACATTGACAATATTGTAAAACCGCATAATGAGGTTCCTACAGATATCATCCATGAGATTGCACAGGCGATCCTCAGTTTAGAAGTCATGCCATCTATGCGGGCCTTGATGACGGCAGGGCCTGCGTTTGCGCGGGACAACGTAGCAGGATACAACTGCTCGTACCTGCCAGTAGACGATCCCAAGTCTTTCGACGAAGCAATGTTCATCCTGCTGTGCGGCACAGGCGTCGGCTTCTCCGTCGAGCGGCAGTTCATTTCGAAGCTGCCGGAAGTCCCTGAGTTGTTTGATAGCGAGACGACAGTCGTTGTGAAAGACAGCAAGGAAGGCTGGGCTAAAGCATTCCGGCAAGTGCTCGCCCTGCTGTGGTCAGGTGAGATCCCCAAGTGGGATACGTCGCGTGTACGCCCATCAGGTGCACGTCTTAAGACATTCGGGGGCCGTGCCTCTGGTCCTGCACCTCTGATCAACCTGTTCAACTTTGCTGTTGGTACATTCAAAGAAGCACAGGGTCGTAAGATGTCGTCTGTTGAGTGCCATGATCTAATGTGTAAGATCGGCGAAGTCGTTGTCGTCGGCGGTGTGCGTAGGTCTGCAATGATCTCCCTGTCTAACCTGTCTGATGATCGAATGCGTCACGCTAAGTCAGGCGCATGGTGGGAGAACAACGGACAGCGAGCACTGGCTAACAACTCCGTCTCCTATACTGAGAAGCCTGATAGCACATCGTTCCTGCGTGAGTGGACTTCGCTTGTGGAGTCAGGCTCAGGGGAGCGGGGCATCTTCAATAGAGAAGCAGCACGTAAGCAGGCTGAGAAGTTTGGGCGTCGGGATGGAGGCTACGAGTTTGGAACGAATCCTTGCAGTGAAATCATTCTTCGTCCGTATCAGTTCTGTAATCTTACGGAAGTTGTGGTCCGGGCTACAGATGATATCGACTCCCTCGAACGAAAAGTCAGGCTGGCAACAATACTGGGAACACTTCAATCTACCTATACGAAGTTCCCGTACCTCCGCAAAGTCTGGCAAAAGAACACGGAAGAAGAGAGGCTTCTAGGTGTCAGTCTCACTGGCATCATGGACAACCCTCTTATGACTGTAAAGAACGCAGGATTGGAGAAGACCCTTGGACATCTTCGTGAAGTTGCTGTATCAGTTAATGCTGAATGGAGTGCTAGACTTGGAATTCCTGCTTCAGCCGCTATCACTTGTGTTAAACCTTCTGGCACTGTATCTCAGCTTGTAGATTCAGCCAGCGGTATTCATGCAAGACACAGCCCGTACTACATTCGGACAGTCAGGGGCGACGTCAAAGATCCATTGACGCAGTTCATGATGGACCAGAACGTCCCGTCAGAGCCTTGCGTAATGAAGCCCGACACTACAGTTGTGTTCAGCTTCCCTGTCAAAGCGCCTGACAATGCAGTAGTTACGCATGATATGTCCGCAGTAGAGCAGCTGGAAACATGGCTTGTTTATCAGCGTCACTGGTGTGAACATAAGCCGTCTGTCACTATCAATGTACGTAAGGATGAGTGGGTTGAGGTGGGTGCATTTGTGTATAAGCACTTTGACGAGATGTCTGGTGTATCCTTCCTGCCTTACAGTGAGCACACTTATCAGCAGGCACCATATCAGGAGGTCGATAAAGCTGTATACGAAGAGCGTAAGTCCACCATGCCAGCATCTATCGACTGGTCTAAGCTCTCTTCGTATGAGGTAGAGGACAACACAGCAGGCTCTCAGACGCTAGCGTGTTCAGGCGATAGCTGTGAGATAGTGGATCTTGTGTAGATGTATGTACTTGTGACACGAGATGATTGCTCTTACTGCAACTTAGCTAAGAGCTTGTTCCGCGAGAAAGCCCTGCCTTTTACAGCATACAATCTGAGTAGCCCTTCCTCTAAGTGGGTAGGGCATCTTATGCTAGAGGCAGGGCTTTCTTCCGTACCTCAAGTGTTCGCCCCCGATGGTAGTCGTATCGGGGGTTACACTGAGTTGAAACAATATGTAGATGAAAAGAGGTACTAATCCCGCTATGCAGCTAGATTTGTTTGAGACACCCCTTAAGTATAATGAGGGTGAGAGTTTTCATACATGTAGGCGGTGTAAGAGGGAGCTACCAATAAGCTCCTTTAGGGTGCGCTCTGATTCTGGCAGGAATGGCTATCGTGTAAAGTCTTGCAAGACATGTGAGCAGAAGGAGAATCAGGAGCTTACAGAGTTACATAAAAAAGCCCCTCCAGTCCCCGACTCCTGTGAATGCTGCGGCAAGGCTACAAAAAGCCACTTCATGAGATTAGATCACTGTCATGACACCCTTAAGATAAGAGGCTGGTTATGTAATACTTGTAACGGTGGGATTGCCTTTTTAGGGGATTCTATTGAGGGCGTAGAGCAAGCTCTGCACTACTTAAGGAAACACGATGAACGATCTTGAACCACCTAAGAAGCAGACACGTACCCGGCGTAAGACTAACTACAAGAATGCGTCTCTGAAGAAGACGTCAGCCTTTGTTCCTCGCACAGAATCCCAACGAAAACTGTGGGACTTTATGAAGGCTAGCTGTCAGGTACTGGTGCTTGGCCCTGCAGGT